TTCTATTTCTAATACTTGCGTAAGAAGTGTTGACTTTCCTATAGGTTTGTCTAATACATCTTTTGTTAATCGTAAAATAGTATTACTTGTGTTTTGTGATTTTTCTAATAGATTAAATACGTGGCGGACACTATTGACTAAGTATCTGCCTGAATAATGATCTTTGTCTGTGCCTATAGTATTTACGTTATACTTTTCAGTTGATGGAAAATCTAAATCTATTACATCACCAGCGTGAATATGTGTATTGCCTGGGACTTCTATTTCTACTGTAATGTTTTTATGTGCCTGTTTAATATGTTCTCTTCTTGCCACAATTTTATTTAAATCATAGGTTCTATGATTATTATGTGTATAATAACTATCAGGTATAACATAAATTCGTGTCTCATCATATTCAGTAATTGCTTTTTTATCTCTTCCGTCCACTTGTGAGTTGTCGGTTTCAAATATATCTGTAATGTTATCAGGTATGACACTTCGTTTAGAAGTATATGCCTCTTCAAATGCCGTATCTCTTACAACGTGTGGTAAACTATAAAAATCGTTATCAGCAAGGTAATCAAATTTATTTCTTAAAACTCTTTTATTAAATGTATCAACGGTCAATGTTCTTGCCGCATACATTCCAAACTTAGCATTTTCAATATGATCCTGATTAGGAAAAAACTTAGTCTTGTATGCTGTAAATTGTGCTTCGATAATATCTTTTTCTAAACCTGATACTGGAGATGATTTTTGTAATGTGTTAACTGTATATTTAAATTTAACAGGTTTGTCTTCAAATGTGTTTAAGTCCATTGTCATAGAGTCAATAGTTCTAAAATTAAAACCTTCTGGCGTTTCATAAAAGTAATAACTACCACCAAAGACATCATCACCTAATGATCTTTCTGAAATCATATCAATTGCGTCTATAGGGCGATAATATGGAATGACTATCTTATGTGTGCCTCTAGTTCTATCGTAATTAATGTTTTTAGTAGTCTTTAAATATCGTTTGCATATATCAATCACGGCGTCTGAATATCTTCCGTCATATGCCTTTGAAATTCTATTTCTTGTATTTCTTAATCCTTCGTAGGATATAAAATGAAGTGTGTAGGTCTGCGCCGAAGCACTTACTCTAACTTTGTTTGATATTTTATATACAGTAAATAATAATTCATCACTATTAATTTCATCTTTACTTGATACAACACCTGTAAATGGTGTTCTAACTTTAAATGACAATAGTTCGTTTCCCATAATAGGAAATCTACTGTACATATCAATAGGATCAATTACTGTTAATGTACCAAACATAAACGGCTCATCAATACTTTGAAATATACTCATTGATGAACAAAATGATTTAATGTCTATTGCTTCGTAGGATTTGCCTGCTGTTTTAATAAGTAGAACGGATTGCCCTATCTTATACTCGCCAGGAAAGGAAAGTGTGTTATCTGTATATGCCATAATATTAACTTCTTATTCTTCTATTAAACTCACTTATAAAATCTTCCAATAATGATTGCGGAAGTATTTTAATTGATCTTATCTTCTCCTGTTCTCGTTCTTCGTATTCTCTATTAGACACAGCAACAGCACCTGAAACGTCTGAATTAACTTGTATCTTATGTGAATTGTCCGAAGAAGATGTTGGTCCACTTTGTTGTGTAATTTCATAATGATGTACTGCGTCTGGATTTGCGTACTTGTCTGATACATAAGATTGAAAATCTCTTTGAGATAACGGCCAACCATAATAAGGATCAGTAATTTCATTTACAAGTAATATAACCCAATGATATACTGGAGAACCATAAAACTTAAATGATACGTGTTCTGGTCTTTCACCATCTTGTATATCATATGGTTCCATTAACGCAATTGAATCTTTAATCTTTTGATTAATTCTAACTCTTCTTAAAATATCTTTTACAAGTTTTTTATTTCTATCACCTTTGACATCATATGCCATATAAGGAAACTGTCTGAAATACATTATTGATTAACCTCTTCGTTTGGTCCAAACTCTACAAATTTATCTCTTGTCATTAATTCAATTTCTTTGAATTGTAATTTACAAGTAATTTCTACAGGTGGAGCACCCATACTATCAGCACGATAAGTTTGAAACTTACCACCGCCATATGAAATCTGCATATCTTCTAATACACATCTTAAAATCTTATTTAAATAATTGTTTTCTTTGTTCTTGTACATATATCTAATTGCAAATTCTGATGGTATGACGTATGCTGAACCTGTGTTTGGTGTTAATCTTAATGGTAACATATGATATTGTAATCTATCTAATATGTTTTTAATCTCTTGCGCTTCTTCAGCACTTGTAGCAGTAAACTTATAATCAAATGAGAAACTTCTATGATCTATACCTGTGAATAACATATCTTGTGAAGCAACTCCTGCTACACCTGTAGTAGTTTGTACAAAGTTTTGAACACCACCAATTCCACCAAGTGTTGTTAAGTATCCAAGTTCACCAGCAAATCTTAATAACTGAGCAGCACTTGCTACAGCGGCACCTGTATTTGCTTGTACGTTACCACTTTCTAATTCTGTTGCGTTACCTATTAATCTAGTTAATAGTCCTATATCACCTGCTTCATAATTTACTTTGTTGTTTACACCAATATTGTTTGGTGTGTATAAAATAATTGTATCTCTAATAAGTTTAGATTTATTTGCTAATGCACCACCTAAGTTTCTAAAAATTTTATTTACTTTTCTTTCTGCAATTTTATTATAATACAAATCTTGTGCGTCTCTTGGAATATTTGGATCAGGATTTGCTAATGGGTCTGAGTCTTGAGCAGCATAGTATTCAAATATATTAAAAATAACATAGTGTCCTAAACCAACATCACTATTGGTTTCGCCTTCTATGTTTAATGGGTATTTCAATACAGGTTTTACACCTTTAAAAAATGCATTGGCAACCTGTCTTTTAGAGTCAACATAACCTTTGACATCTACACCTATATTTGAAGCAACACCTTTTGCTTTGGTGTATATTTCATTTCCTGCTGTTCTGATTTTGTCTATTAATTTTACCGTTGTATTATCTGCCATAAATATCCTTTAGATAATTATATTTATACTGATATGACAGACCGAAAACAATATAAAGGAAGATATAGACCAACAAACCCACAAAAGTATGTTGGTAATATTAATGCTATAGTATATCGTTCACTATGGGAACGTAAGTTTATGGTATATTGCGACACTAATCCTAATGTATTAAAATGGGCAAGTGAAGAGATTAAAATACCTTATGTCTCACCTATTGATAACAAATATCACACTTATTATCCAGATTTTATGATGATTGTTAAAACTAGAGATAATGTTGAACAAAAGTATCTAATTGAAATCAAACCTAAAAAGTTTACTGCCTTACCAAAGTCGCCTAAGAGAAAAACTAAAAGTTATGTCAACGAGGTTTATCAGTATGCGGTCAATGAATCTAAATGGAAATCGGCAACTAGTTGGTGTAAGAAAAGAAACATAATATTTAAAATATTTACGGAAGATGATCTAAATATTAAATAAATAGTATTAATGGCAAGTATATTTGATCCAATAGTAAACAAGGCAGGTGATAGACTTAAATCAGCAAACTGGTATAAAAAACAAGTTTCTGATTTGTCAAGTAGAATATCTGCAAGTAAATTAATGAAACAAGGTAGACTATTAGGTAGACCTAGTCAAGGAAGACTTAATATGTTTTTCTATGATCCTAAATTAAAACAAACTCTACCTTACTATGATACATTTCCTTTAGTACTTCCATTACAATCAGCACCAGGTGGTTTCTTAGGATTAAATTTTCATTATGTTGCACCATTGGTAAGATTTAATATTTTAAACGAATTACAAAAATATGCTACTGATAATAAATTTGATGCTAACACAAGATTATTAGTAACATATAATAAAATTAAAAGAAACCCATATACAAAGGCAATGATAAAACACTATCTTTACAATCACGTAAGATCAAACTTTTTAAGAGTAGATGTAAACGAAGCGCCAGTAGCAGTTTTATTACCTGTTCAACAATTTAGAAAACAATCGCCTTCTTATGTATATTCACAAAGTAGAAAAAACAAGTAGGAGAAACTAATGGCAATATTAAGAGGTGGTAAAAGATTTGGCGTATTTGATGTACGAATAGGTCTTCCAAGAGATAGATCATTAGATACAGTTGAGAAAGACGCAAAACAAATTCAAGGATCAAATCCTCAATCAACAATAAATGTTTTTAGAGCACAAGTAGCACAGTCTGGTGGTTATGCTAGAGAGAATAGATTTGTTGTTTCTTTAACACCACCACCTTCATTTCTATCACCACTTGTTAAAAAAGAAATATTAAATGACGCAATTCAAAACGGTGAGTTAATAGGTTCACCTACACAATCTGATTTAGATTCATTTTTTAAAAATAGACAGATACAATTTCAATTAAATTGTTATAAAGTTTCAATGCCAGATAAATCAATTGATGTACAAAATCAATCACACTATTATGGTCCAGATAAACCTGTTGCGACAGGAACAAAATATGAAAACGTTACATTAGGTTTTTATTTGGACAAGTATCATAGTGAGAGAACGTTCTTCGAAATGTGGGAAAACTTAATTTCAAATCCTATTACATATAACTTAAACTATCCTAATGAATATACAGCAAGTAGATTAGAAATATCTCAACTAGGTGCATATGCTGAATTAGGAACAACAGGATCAAAAGGCACTATTGCTAGAGAGGCACCTACACAAGTTGTTAGATTGATAGATGTATTTCCTGTTAGTATAGGTACAGTTGACTATAACTATGGCAACAAAGATATTTTAAAATTTGATGTAACATTTGCTTACAGATATTGGGCAACAGATGTTACAGTAGGTTACTATAATATACCTGATGGACGAGGAGATATTACAAGTGCTGGTGTTGTTAAATCTGCACCAGGTATTGGAGGTCTATTAGGCAAACTGCCACCTGAAATAAGAAGAGCAGCGACAGGTGTATTTAATCAAATTAAAACACAAATACCTGTTGGTAGAATATTTAAATCTATAGGAGTTCAAACTGGTGGTATTGGTATACCTCCATTCCTTGGATAAATAATTTCATAATAATTGAAGGAGTAAAATATGTCTTTATTGAGTACAATAAATGCTACACCCACCTATGAGTTAGACTTACCATCAAATGGTCAGAAAATCATATACAAACCGTTTTTAGTTAAACAAGAAAAAATATTACTATCGGCGTTAGAATCTAACAAAGATAAAGAGATTGCTTTGGCACTTAAACAAGTAATATCAGAATGTATTGCTGAACCTAAAGACTTTGATATAGAATCTTTACCAATCTTTGATGTTGAGTATATCTTCTTAAAAATAAGAGGTAAATCAGTAGGTGAAAAGGTAACATTAAAATTAAGATGTCCAGATGATGAAAAAGTAGTTGTTGACTACGAATTAGATTTGGATAAAGTAGATGTCTTAGTTGATGACGACCATAACTTAGAAGTTAAACTAGAAGATAGATACGGAGTTCATATGAGATATCCGACAATATCATCTTTAAAGTTAGTATCTGGCAATTCAGTAGATACGGCATTAGGTTTAATTAAAGAGTGTATAGATGTTATATACAAAGATGACAAAGAGTTCAAAAGGAAAGATATTACTGATAAAGAGTTAAGTGAGTGGATTGATAATCTAACTCAAAAACAATTTACGCAATTTGAGACCTTTTTCAAAGGTATGCCAAGATTAGAACACTTGGTTAAGTTCAAAAATCCTAATTCAGGTAAAGAACATAGTATCAAGTTGGTAGGTCTTAAATCTTTTTTTCAGTAGCCCTTTCACACGAGTCACTTGAAAATTTGTATAGAACAAATTTCGTATTACTACATCAACATAAATATAGTTTGAGTGAGTTAGAAAATATGATACCGTGGGAAAGGGAGATATACATTAACCTTTTAGCACAATATATTGAAGAAGAGAATAAGAGAGCAAAAGAGAGAAACAAAAAGGTACAATAATGGAAGATTCAATAAAAAAAACAGTTCAACTTGAATTAGAAGTTGATACTGTATCAAAAGGTCCTAACAAATATCAAGGTTTAATTGACCTTGCAAGAGCAATAGACAGTTGGAGAATATTTCCACGAATATTCATCACAACATACATCTATCTATTATATAAATCAACAATATGGTTTATGGCACTACCAGATCCAAACAACGCACAGGCAGGTTTAATATCTGTGATTGTAGGTGCTGGTGCTGCTTGGTTTGGATTATATTGTGGTTCAGGACCAAAAATGAGTAAACCAGAAGATAAGAAGTAAAAGGTAATCAATGGCTGAAATTAGAAGTTTTAAAGACATATTAGCAGGTCAAAAGAAATATGTTCGTAATGAAGAATTAGCAAAAGAACGATCACTACATAGACTGCTTACTGAAATTAAAAACAAGTATGGTTATAATACTGAATCTAATTTAGAAAAACAAAACATATCTTTAGCAGCACAAAAAGTAGCAAAGAGTATTGAAGAAGAAACGTCCAATGTTGCTGAATTGGATGGTAATGGTGCTGAACAATTATATAAACAATTTGTAGCACGACTTGACTCAGCATTAGAACAAAAATCATTTACATCAAAAGATAAAAAATATCTTAAAGACTTATTTACTCCATTCTTAAAAAACTTTGAAAAAGAAATCGTTGAACCTAAATTAGAAGAAGACGAACAAAGAGAGAAACAAAAAACAGGTTTCTTTAGAAGAATTAGAGACAGATTCTCACCTCTAAACATAGCGGCAACTGTTGCCTCACCAATTCCTTTACTTGGTACTGCATTAAGAGAAGCGGAACAAAGAAGAAGAGAAAGAGAAGATATGAAAATTGATGCTCGATTAGAAGTTAGAGCATTAGAATCTGAAGGTGCTAGAGAACGAGTTGAAAACATACAAAGAAAAAGAGAAGAGACAAAATCAAAAAATTTAACTAGAAATAGAAGAACATCACAAACAAATGATTTTATTGAAGACAGTATGCCTACTGCACGTGCTGAGGATGTTGTTATTAAAGATAATGAAGAAAGTAGATCAGAAAAAAGAGATCGAATGGAAGATTTAGGATTAGGAGAAAGAGGAGTTCCTTATCTTAAAACTTTAATTGAAACAATTACAGACTCAAATGGTGCAAATACAAGTTCTCAAAAAGGTATGGGCGGTATGTTTAAAACCATCGGTACTGTATTGATGTCAGTTGTTGGTGGTCTTGCTACTTTAATATCAAGTGGTGCTGGTTTAGTTACAGGTTTAATTTCTAGTCTAGTAACTTCAATAATACCTGTTTTAGCAACAGTAGGAAGAACATTAATAACGGCACTAATACCTGCCATATCAGCAGCAATACCTGTATTACTACCTTTTATACTTGCCGCTTTAGCAGGATATGGTCTTGCAAAGATAATGCAAATGCTTGGTACAGGTGATGAAGAGATATTACAAAAAGATGGCGAACAAGGATTAAGAAAACAATATGGCGCTGATGGTGACATTGTAAGTCCAGATGATGAAATGAATATTACTAATGCTTTTGATAGAGAATTAGAAAAACAAAAAAAAGAAGATAAAAACAATTTACCTAAAATATTAGGTTATGATCCTAATAATCTTACAAATGATGTTACTAATATTTACCAAAATATGAAATCAGGTAATGATATGCTTGGATTAACTAAAGAAGATAAAAATATTAATAATCAAATTAGAACATTAACTATTGATAAAATGACTAGAGAGATTAATACTATAGATAAACAATCTGCTGCTGGTGCATTTTTAAATAATAATACAAATAACGTTGTAACAAATAATACAAATCAAATCTTTGGAACAGACTTATCTGCTAAGTCGTCTGACCCTACAATTATGTTCCAAAAGTACTTCAATAATAATTCTGGATTCTAAAAAAAAACACAGGCACTAGAATTAACTAGCACCTGTGTTCTAACAATAGCGTTAAGAGAGATTACTCGGCTTCTGCGAGTTTTGAAAAGTATGATAATGTATCATCACCATCAATACTTTCGGATGCTATCGTTTGTTGTGTTGACTGCTCTTTTGGTGGGAGGTTTGTTTTTTCAGCAGTACTAACACTTCCTGTTCCTAGTAAAACCTTTTCAAGTTTTGCTTTTAGTTCATCATAACTTTTGAAGTTACTAGAATCAAGGAAACTCTTTAATGGATATTGTTTCTTCCAGATAGACTCAAGTATTTTGTCGTCTGCACTTAAAGGTGCTGGCGCCTCAAATTCTGATTTATCATAGTTCCAATAACCATCTACTTTTCTGATCTTTAGTTTAAAGTTTGCACCTTTCCAAAAATCAAAAACATTAATTGCTTTTTCATCATCAAATTCTGGATTTAAAGTTTCAGAAATTTTATCAAAAATCTTTTTACCAAATTTATATAATTTAACTTGACCTTCATTTTCTGGATGTTTAGGATCGTTAACTATATAAACGTTTGCTATGTAAGATAATTTTCTTTTTCTTTTTCTAGCGATTTCTTTATCCGCTTCTACACCACTATTCCAAAGTCTAGTATTCTCTTCACTAACTGGATCTTTTTGATTTAATGTTGTTAAACTGTTTTCAATATACCAACCACCAGGTCCTTGAAATGCGTGTGACCATACTCTTGCCCAAGGTAGATTTTCTCCTTCAATAGCAGGTAAGAATCTGATAACAGCATAACCGTTACCTGATTTATCTACTTCAGGTTTCCAAAATCTATCGTCAACGTATGGATTTTTTGTATTTGTGGAAGTCTTCTCAACTGAATCTTCCAGTGCTTTTGTTAAAGAGTCTAAATTGTTTTGACTTTGTTTTAGACTTTCAAAAGATGTACTCATATTTTTTTCTCCGTATTATTATTGTATTTTAGTTTGTCCACATAATTCATAATATAATATTTGTATGTTTTTATTTAGTATTATTTCAAACATAGTAAATCTATTATAACACATTTTGGCGTATTTGTCAACTCACATTGAAGTTAAATGCCAAACTTACTCGTGTTTCTTCTATCTTATTTTCATCAACTCTATGCGGTATATATGACGGAAATATCGTCAACATACAAGGTTTAGGTTCAAAGTATATCTCATTGTGTCCTGTGTGTAAACTGCCGTTAAAAGCCGTCTTAAGCGGTCTATTACGCATATTTGCCACTAGATTAGGGTTCTTAAAGTGTACACTAGGATGATCTTTTTCTGTTCTTATATAATAGATTCCACTATAATCACAATTACCGTGTATATGTTCTAAGTTATATGAACCTTTTGGACTTACATTATACCACATATTTTGCATTGTAAAACTTTTAAAGTCATAACAAGACTTAACTAAAAATTCTGATATGCCTCTTAATAGACCATCATACATTTGTTGTTCAAATGGCGTTAAAGATTTCTTAGGATCAAAAGGAAGTTGACAACCATTTCTAACTGAAGCAATATCTAATTTAATATCTTTATTAAACTTCTTAGAAACTTCTTTTGTTACTTCTTCTAATGGTAATAGTTTAGAATATATTTCTTCAGCAAAAAAATAGTTTATCATTTTAATCTCTTTATTAATTCCTCTTGTGTTATGTATTCTAAGTTTCTACATTGTGCCCATTCTAATATCTCTCTATTAATTTTATCTTTACTAGATACGCCAAACTCATTTACTTTTATAAATTTAATATTAACAAATTCTTTGAATAAAGTTAACCATTGATCTATCCAATTTTGTGCTGGTATCTCACCAGATTCTTTTATAACATAATGCTCTGTACCTTTGTATAGGTTATTTACTTTACCATCAACACTAAACAAATCGTGTCCTATTAAATAAACTTCATCTGGCACTTCATTTCTACAAGCAACATAACCTGAAGTAGCGCCACACGCCCAACCTCTATCTTTGCCTTCCATTATATCTCTTAAATCTTTTGCCTTATCTCCATTAGGATCAATATATGATATAAGACATTGTGATTTATTAATCTTCTTTTGTATAATTTCATTTGTTGCATTTGGTGTTTGTTTCTTTTCTCTTTTTATAATATTAACAATACCACTTAAATTAGAACCGTGTACAACAATCTCTTTACAATTTTCTGGTTGTTTATTTTCTTTTATGAATTGAAATTCTTTTGTTAGGTGTTCATCTTCTGGAACTAATCCTTTTATGATGTCGTCTTTAATCGTTATAGGTATCTTTGTCCAGTTTCTAAAATAACAAGGTATCTGATTTGCAACACCTTTATGATATATTTCGTGTATCATTCCGTGGTCAACAGCACATAATACATCTGGTGTAAAGTTTCTGTAAATAGCATTGCAACCATATATTTTACCAAAAGGTCTTAATAAGTTTAAATTAAAATCTTTTCTACTTTCACCGTTACCTATACAAAATACTTTTTTCTTGTTCGCCTGTGCGTACATAATTAATTATGGTCAATACAAATATTAATATTAAATCTGTAATTAACGTCTGATGGACCTACTCCTACGTGTGGTATTGTACTAGGAAAGACTAATGCCTGACCTGCTTTACTGTAAAACTTTTCTCCAGTTTCAAATTCTGTATAACCATTATTGTTATTTAAGTTTAATAGTATTGAAGTAGTCTCTTTACCTAATTTTTCTCCTTCTTCTTTACTTCTATCTGTATGAAAAACTCCTTTTGAAACTCTTGTATAATAATTCCAAAATATTCTTTGTATTGATAAATTCTGTAATTGTAATTGATGTTCTATTACACCAACTGCCACAATAGCAAATGTGTTTAGTTGATAATCTATTTGTCCATTTACTTGTACGTCTCTATATTCTTCTCTCGTCTTAATAAAAAAACCAGCGTCATTAGGTTCTTTTCTATTAAAAAACTCATCTATATTATCCTGGTCAGATGGTTTATCTCTTGCTATCGTCCAACTGTTTCTATTAAAAAGTAAATGTGTTATGAACGTACATATCTTTGGTGGTAATACATTATCTAATACTTTTATTTTACTCATAATAAAATTCTATAGTCGTTGACTTAACTGAATTGAATGGATTTTTATGAAACCAAAGTTGATCGCCTTTTAATAAAGTTGCTTCATTATCACTTAAAGAAAGATGTTTACCTACAGTTAATTCTAAAGTTTTATTATCTGAGTAAGTTTCATTAAAGATAGATATTTTACTATCTGATTTATGTACTTGATAAATTATAACATTGCCTTTGTTAGCAAAGTAATTAGGTATTTTGATTTGTTCTTCTTTGTAGTGTGGAGACGAAAAAAGTAATTGTGCTTCAACTCTTTTAAATTCTGAATCTACTTTAAACTTTTCTTTTAATATCAATTTTAACTTATCTAGTATTCCATTATAAGGTGAAATAATTTTGTTATCATCTACAAACAAGTGTGAAAAAAATGGAACACTTGCTATAGTTGAGTTTGATGTATTAATTGATATTGTTCTATTTTCACAAAACCAAGGAAAGGTTCTGGATACTAAATGGTTTGATATTTGTAATCTATAATCGCCTGTTAATATATCTTTCACTATCATTTTATTTTATCTTTCAATATTGTTTTCATTTTAGTTTCATTAAAAAGTAAAAATGATCTATACTTCTTAATTCTTCTACTCACTTCTGGCCATACAAACTTTTCTTCTATGTTCTTATCAAACTGTTTTACATAATTTAAAAGTTTATCAAGTATAGTCATTGTCTCTAACGATATTCTTGCACCCAAATATTCTTTTAATAGTATTGGATGTTGACCTTTGTTAATCTTAAAGATATTTTCAAATTCATCTTTAGTAAAATTATTTAGTAAGGTTGCCATATCGTTTTCAAATGTATATGTTATACTATCAATTCTTTTTTTATAGTTTAAATATACTTCATCACCTTTATTTCTAACAACATCACCTATCCACTTATTCTTATTATCTAAGAAGTTGGATACAAAATAATGTACAATTTCTGTATCATTAAACCGAGTAGATAGTTTATGAAAAAAGTACTTATCTTTTCTTTTTGTAAAACTATCTAGTTTAGCATTAACTTTACCTTGGTACTTATTAAAATCGTAATCGTCTGTGGTAAAGTGTAATTTAATTGCTAGATATGTTTTATATACCTCATACCCATTCACAAAGGCAACCTACTCGTTTTAGGTAAAAAGTTTAGTGATTCTGCCTCTAACTGTAATTTATCTTTTACTGATTTATTAATGTAAGTGTTGGCGTGATTTAATTCTATCTTATTGACTTCACACAAATGAATAATAGCATCCATATATGTAAACTCTTTATTATTGACTAAATTCTCTACCTCTAATGAAAATATTTTCTGTGTTAACATAATAATATTATATCATAAGGTAGAGAAATAGTCAAGTCTTTTTTACCAGTTGTTTGTGGATTTGACTGGTTTATGTGATAACACTTTACCTTTGTTGGTTCCGTGTTTTACGACATAACCAGATGTTCCATTTCCATTTATATCAACTTCTTGTCTAGCACCAAATAATACTTTTGTTTTTTGCAACAAAGTTTGTGCCTTATAACGCATTTTGTATAAATGGGTGAATCTATCTATCATATCACCTTCCTCCGTTAAAAGTTAGGTGCGTTCCTTCGGCGTTGCCTACTTCCGACTCAAATAGAGTTGAACGTGTTATACTATATTTATATTAGATATGTGTTTTAAACATATCAGATATTAGTATAACACATATTCAACAAAAAGTCAAGCACCAATTATTTAACTTGTGATATTGACTCTTTTAGATTTGCTAATGGCACTAAACCAACGTTGGTTAAGTAACCATTTTTACCAATTGCTCTTTTAGATGTAAACTCTTTAATATATTCATCAATACCAGGTATGACACCTTTGTGTTGATTTTTTACATAAAAGAATAATGGACGACTAATTGGATAACTGCCGTCTTGGATTGATTTTAATGATATTGTTTTACCATTAATTGTTACTGCTCTTACTTTGTCTTTGTTTGAATCATAGTAAGAAAAACCTAATATACCAAAATAGTTTTTATCACCAACTAACTTGTTAATGATTAACGTATCATTTTCACCTGCTTCAATAGCGGCACCATCTTCTCTTAACAATTCACATTTATTTTTGTCAACTGTTTTAGGACAACCTTTTTTTAAGACTAACTCATTAAAGGCGTCTCTTGTACCTGAAGTTGGCGGTGGAACTAATACTTGTATTTTGATATTGGGTAAACTTGGATCAATGTCAGACCATTTTTCTGGTCTTGGACCTTGTTCAGCAAGTGCCTGCCATATTTGTTCAACTGTAAAGTTAACTTGTTTATTGTTATATGCGTGTATGATTGCTATACCATCTAAACCTATTTTAACTTCGGTAATGTCTTTTATACCATTTTTAAAACACATTTCTTTTTCAGATGTTTTAATGGCACGACTGGCGTTGGTCATATCAGGTGTATTGGCACCGATACCTTTACAAAACAATTTCATACCACCACCTGTACCTGTAGATTCAATTACAGGTGTTTTAAAACCTGACTTACCAAATCTTTCTGATACTACGGTTGCAAATGGATAAACTGTTGAAGAACCAACAATTGAAATTTGATCTCTTGCATAACTAATTGTATTCATCAAAATCATTATTAAAGTTATAATTAATGTTCTCATTTAGGTTTCCTATGTTTTACTTTAGAGATACGAGAGTTAAACTCTCATATAGTATTTAACATAGGAAAACCTATTGTAACAAAAATTTAATATTTAAGAATGTTTAATTTGAATCCAAGGATACCAAAATGCCGTTACCAAGTGAATTGTGTCGTGTACTAGTTTCCATTCGCATTCCATCCATTCACACTCGTAAGTGTATTCTTGGAAGTTACCTGCATTATAACTTGGTTCATTAATTCGATTATCTGTATTATACATAATGATTTATTTATGTATTAGATTTTGGTTTTATATTTACTTCAGTTTTATTAAATGTTCTATATACTATGCAAGTTTCTAAAGCACTAGGAATATCTACAGTAACTAAAGTTTGATCCTGTTTTTCATTTTCATAGTAAGTTATCATATAAACAGGTTCACCTTCAGCATTAGAACCTTCTCGTCCTAAAGACATATGTACTGCTTTGAAATTGTTATCTTCAA